AGAAAGAAAGCAAAGATCAAGAAACAGATGAAAGTGGTATCATGTACCGTGCAGGTGTAAAAAAGTACGGAAAAGATGGTATGAAAAAGATTCAAAGTGCCGCAGGTAAAGGTGCGAGTGCAGAAGAAATAGGAAAAATTAAAGACAAGCATAATAAAAAGAAAAAAGAATCATACAATTCTTTAGAAGAATCAGTTGGGAAAGCAATTACAGAAGAAGAGTTTGACCAATTAGCAGAAAAGAAAGATGCTTGTTATCACAAAGTAAAATCAAGATATAAAGTTTGGCCAAGTGCTTACGCCTCTGGTGCTTTAGTTCAGTGCAGAAAAAAGGGTGCTAAGAACTGGGGCAACAAGAGTAAGTAATGCGTTATCAAGAATTCCAAGAAAAGAAAAAGAAAAACTGCGGATGTGGTCAGGATCCGTGTATTACTTACGGTAAACAAACAGAAGGAACACGTTGTTGGAAGGGATACGAAAAGAAGGGCATGAAAACCATGTTCGGAAAACGTGTACCCAACTGCGTTAAACGTGAACACGTAGACTATTGCGTTAAGTGTGGTAATTTATTATTTTCAGAAGAAGTTGAATTAAACGAAAACCTTAAAAAGTGGTTTAAACAAAAGTGGGTGCGTTTCGGTCCTGATGGAAAAGTAAGGGGACAATGTGCTAGAGGCAGTTCTAAAGAAGGTAAGCCTAAGTGTTTACCAGCCGCAAAAGCATACGCACTAGGTAAAAAAGGCCGTAAAAAAGCCGCAAGTCGTAAGCGTCGCGAAGATCCAAACAAAAATAGACGCGGTAAAGCCAAGAACGTCAAGACAAAATGAGGGCAAAAGAAATAATCCCTGAAAAATGGTCAGCAAAATACAAGAAAAGTATTAACTGTTCCAACCCTAAAGGATTCTCTCAAAAGGCTCATTGTGCTGGGCGTAAGAAGAAAAAATAATAAATACTGTACTAATTAAAAATTAAAAAAGGACGCAAATGGCTTTCTTAGTACACAACCTACCACCTGTAGAAGTTTACGTAAAAAAAGAATACCTATACGATCATCAAAAAGGTCATGGCGAACTTACTCCTGGAATATGGATATCAATTAGAAGTATAATGGGTAAAGCATTATATTTTGAAACTCTACTCACAGACTATGGTGCATTATATGACAAACTTCCTATATCAGCATTTGTTTGGAAGGAAGATTACAATAAAGATGATCAACTACCATTAGACACACTACAAATTTGGGACTGCTTTGATTATGATATCACTGTAATTAAAAAACCTATGTTAGCAAACTGTGAATTTTTTGGCAAAGATAAAAAAATGCACAAGGGCGAATATATGTTTACACTTGACACGTGTCATACACAACATTCAACTATTGATATAAATTTTTCAGAGCATGATCCAGAACACAAAACATTTAACATAATAAAATTAGACAACGGTCAATTTGCCGCACAACCAAATAACAGAACTGTATTCACAGATCAAAGTTTGGTACACCCGGAAAAGAAAATACCAGATTTCAAAGTATGCACTCAAAATTATACAGTTGAAAACACTCCAAAATGGGCAGTAGGTCATACTGATGAATGGCAATACAAAACCAAAGACGAAGAATCCAAATAATACAGCCAGATACAGATAAACCAAAAGTTGTTAAAGTTAAATAAAATTAACTTGACATTGTTAGTACACGAGTATATAATTACACAATTAACTAGGAGAATAAAATGTCTGATAGAACATATGGACCGGACGAAAAAGCAAAACTGGAACGTTTGGTTAATGAAGGCGCGACAGTTATGCAAGAAATTGAAGATTTACAAACAGGCTTAAGAGATACAGTAAAGGCAATAGCAGAAGAATTAGAAATCAAACCTACACTTATCAATAAGGCAATTAAAATTGCACATAAAGGTGACTGGCAGGCTCATGCTGATGCTTTTGATGATCTCGAAACATTGGTGGTGACAGTTGGAAAAGACAAATAAAGATATAACTTTTTATCTAAAATGGTTAGCAACAACGGTGTTGATAATCGGTACTGCTATTAACACGCAGAAAGAACTTTATCCTTTGGGACCTTTAGTACTTGCCTGTGGTGGACTTATATGGTTAGCGGTATCAATTATGTGGAAAGAATGGAGTCTTATAATTACTAATTCTATTCTTGCACTAGTTGGTATAGGTGGAATCATAATTGCATGGTAAATGAATCAGAAAAGAAAAGAATAGATAATTGGTTAGACAAACATTTAAAAGAACTTTCAGCACCAGAAGATGGTTCAACTGCAAGATGTCCTTGGGCATACAGTTCAAAAGTTCCAATAATTCATACAGACCAATATATGGATATCATGAAACACATGATAAACTTTCCGTATGATGACGGTGTGCATGGACTATTGATAGTACTACATGGTGTAAAAGACAGAAACGAAGGACAAGATTTAATTGGATTATGCAAGACACCTTATTTTACAGAAAGAGATCTGTTGTTTATTGAATACAATTACGACCATTATAAAAATGAATTGAATGATCCAACTATTAGATTGTTTATAATACAAAGGCTAACAGAAACCAAAAAGGCAAGTGAAAAACTATATAAAACGGATTATTATAAAACATATCCACATAATATGGTTTTTAGAAAGATAAGAGAAGCAATGGACGAAAAACATTTTTTTGATACACCGAAAGGATCTAAATATTGATTTACATGGTTGACATCGACGGAACAATATGTTATACTAAAGGTAATAATTATGAAAGCAGTGAACCAAGGTATGATCGTATTGATTGGCTTAATAAATTATTTGATGAAGGCAATGAAATACACTATTGGACGGCACGTGGTGCCAAGTCTGGTAAAGATTGGACAGAGTTTACTGAAAGGCAATTAGGCGAATGGGGAGTCAAGTCAACAAGCATAAGACTAGGCAAACCACATTATGATAAATGGATCGATGATAAAGCCATCGATGCAGAAGAGTATTTTAAGTAAGGTACAAACGGCCATAAACGTTTATTTGGTATTTGTCAGCCACAAATGACATATAGGAGAAGTAATGAGTTACGTAGACGCATTTTTTAATCGTGAAGCAGATCAGATACAGGTGGTCGAGCGTCGTGAAGATGGAAAAAGACACTTCACAGAATATCCAGTAAGATACACATTTTATTATGGTGACCAAAGAGGAAAGTATAAAAGCATTTATGGAGATCCTCTAAATAAGATATCTTGTAAGAATACAAAAGATTTTAGAAAAGAACTAGCAATAAACAAAAACAAGGATCTGTTTGAAAGCGATATCAATCCTATATTTCAATGCTTATCAACAAATTATCTTAATCATGATGCTCCGAAACTTAATGTAGCATTCTTTGACATTGAAACTGACTTTGATCCAGAACGTGGCTTTGCTGATCCAGGTGATCCATTTATGCCAATTACTGCAATCACTGTACACTTACAATGGTTAGATAGTCTTGTTACACTTGCAGTTCCACCTAAGACACTAACAATGGAACAAGCACAACAACAAGTAAAAGACTTTCCAAACACACATCTATTTACTGACGAAGCAGATATGCTTAAAACTTTCTTAGATTTAATTGATGATGCAGATATTATTTCAGGTTGGAACAGTGAAGGATATGATATTCCTTATTGTGTAAATCGTGTTGCTAGAGTATTAAGTAAAAATGATACAAGACGTTTTTGTCTTTGGGATCAACTTCCTAAGAAAAGAGAATATGAAAAGTTTGGAAGAACACTTGTCACCTATGACCTAATAGGTAGAGTGCATTTAGATAGTTTAGAATTATATCGTAAATACACATATGAAGAAAGACACACTTATAGACTTGATGCCATTGGAGAAATGGAAGTTGGCGAAACAAAAACTGTGTATGAAGGTACACTCGATCAACTTTATAACAATGATTTCAGAACGTTCATTGAGTACAACAGACAAGACGTTGCACTACTGGACAAGTTGGACCAAAAACTAAAGTTCATAGATTTATCAAATGAACTTGCTCATGCAAATACTGTTTTGCTACAGACCACAATGGGTGCAGTTGCAGTTACAGAACAAGCGATTGTAAATGAAGCACATAGACGTGGTATGCAGGTTCCTAATAGACCAAGACGTGATGAAGAAAATACTGCGGCCGCAGGTGCTTATGTAGCCTTTCCAAAGATTGGTGTACATAAGTGGATAGGTAGCATGGACTTAAACAGTCTATATCCTAGTGTTATTAGAGCATTAAATATGGATCCAGCAACTATTGTTGGACAACTACGCCCTGAACATACAGAAAACTTTATTTCTGAACAAATGAACTTGAAAAAGAAATCCTTTGCAGGTGCATGGGAAGGTAAGTTTGCAACACTTGAATATGATGCAGTAATGGAACAACGTAGAGATGTCAGCATCACTGTTGACTTTGAGAACGGTGAATCAGAAGTAATGAGTGGTGCACAAATTTACAAAATAATTCATGATAGCAATAATCCATGGATGCTCAGTGCTAATGGAACTATCTTTACATATGAACATGAAGGTGTTATTCCAGGACTTCTAAAACGTTGGTATAGTGAACGTAAAGAAATGCAAGGAATGAAGAAGAAATCAATTGATGCAGGCAACAAAGCAGAAATAGAATTTTGGGATAAAAGACAACTTGTTAAAAAGATTAACCTAAATAGTTTGTATGGTGCTATCCTTAATCCAGGTTGTAGATTCTTTGATAAACGTATTGGTCAATCAACTACACTTACAGGTAGAGCGATTGCAAAACATATGAGCGCCGAAGTAAACAAAGTTATCACAGGAGAATATGACCATGTAGG